ATTTTTTATGATACAATAATTATTGAGTAAAATTTATGATTTTAATTGATTTTTCGCAGGTGGTTATTTCTAACCTAATTGTTAATATCAGTCAACTCCAAAAAGATGATAAAAAAGAACCAGAACATGAAATTCCTGGTCTTCCTGGAACGAAAACGGTTATAAATGAAGATTTAATTCGCCATATGGTTTTAAATACCATTCGTTCATATAAAATGAAATTTGGTGAAATTTATGGGAAAATAATTATTTGTTGTGATAGTAAACAATATTGGCGTAAAGATGTTTTCCCATATTATAAAGGATTACGAAAAGAAAAAAGAGAAACTTCTGTTTTAAATTGGCATTTAATTTTTGAAACATTGAATAAACTTAAAGATGAATTAATTCAATATTTTCCTTATAGAGTTATAGAAGTTGATGGTGCAGAAGCCGATGATATTATTGCAGTAATTGCCAAACGAGAACATACGGCTGAAAAAATTTTAATTCTTTCGGGTGATAAAGATTTTACACAATTACAAAAATACCCAAATATAGTACAATATGCACCAATTCAAAAACAATTTTTAGTAAGTAAAAATACAATAGAAGATCTTCGAGAACATATAATGATAGCTGGAGATGATGATATTCCAAATTTTTGTTCAAGTAATGATTCCAAAGTTAAACATATAAGACAAAAATCCATTCGCAAGGATAATTTGGAACGTTGGATAAAAGAATCTAAACCTGAAAATTTTTGTGATATTAAAATGCTTCATGGGTATAAAAGAAATCAACAATTAATTGATTTTGAATTTATCCCTAAAGAAATTCAAAAGAAAATTATAGAAGTGTGGGAGCAACCATTTAAAGAAAGTAGAAAAAATTTATTTAATTATTTCCTGAAATACAAATTAGTTAATTTGATGGATCATATTCAGGAATTTTAATCATATCCGAAAAATGAACTGAAATATTATGATCCAGATAATAAATTATATACTTATAAATGTATGAAAATTCAATGAAAACTATGGAGCAACTAACAATGACTAAAATATTGCCAGAAATTCTGGTTGAAGTGCGGAAATGTAAGACTGAAGATGAAGTAAAAACAGTTTTATGGAAAAATCAATCACCTGCAATGAGAATGATGTTTCAATATATTTGGCATCCTAAAGCTATTTTTTCTTTCAAGGAACTTCCAGAATATAAACCTGATTTAGGGCCAATTGGAATGAGTCCAAATAATTTATATAATGAAATGCGTAAGTTATATATTTTTTTGGATTGGAAAAAGATTCCATTAAAGAAGAAAACAGAATTACTTATCCAGCTTTTAGAATCGATTCATCCTTCTGAAGCTGTTTTAGTAGGACAAATTTTTAAACATAATCTTGAAATTCCATTATTAACTAAAGAATTGGTATTATCTCTGTGGCCAAAAATAAATATGTGGGCCGAATGGATGAAGTAAATATACCAATAAACTAATATAGATAAATAGTTATTGATCCTCTTTTAAGGAGAATACTATTTTGCTTCCGATTTTACAAAAAATACATGAACCAGGTGAATATAATCCAACATTGAAAGATATTCGTACTTGGGCAGGGATTTTAAATGAATCTTGTTTTAACGGTGTTATTCCGAAATTTCGTCATATAAAAATTCAGAAAATATCTGGACAATTAGCCGCATGTGATCCAATGGGATGGAAAAATGATGATGATATAAGAGAGGCAAATTTACAAATAGATAGTAGTTTTCCAGATTTTAAAAGTTTTATTGTTATATTAGCACATGAAATGATTCATGCTTGGCAATGGGTAATTAAAGGGAAAATGACCCACGGAAAGACATTCTTTCAATGGAAAGAAAAATTATTAGAACAAGGTATTCCATTACATAAAGAATATCACCGAAAGAAAATACTTGACACCGAAGTTGTAGTGTGATAATATTAAAGAGTGATGAATTATAAATATTTATTTCCAACCATTTTGATTATAGAAATGTTGAGTGCTTCAATCGTGTATGGATTTGTGAAGGATTGGAGACATTGTATTTATTGGTTTGCAGGTGCAGTGATAACAGGATCAGTTACATTTTAAATTCGGAAATTGGCTCAGTCTGGTAGAGCATCGGTTTTGGGAACCGAGGGTCGGTGGTTCGAATCCACCATTTCCGACCAAATTTAGGTATAGGCAAAAGTTTAAGCCGCCACTATCTATCGGCCGATAGAGAAGGTGTATGTGATAATACACCAACATAGGAGTGGTGATTCCTGGTGGGTTTTCGGACAGCAACGACCAGGTACCTGAAACATTTTAAATAGGAGGTGTCATTATGACGTATTAAGTTAGGAGCGTCAAATGGCAAAAAGAAAAAGTATTCTCAATGGTTGCAGTTGTTCTCAATGTCGTAGAGGATTACATTCTGTTTTTGGACATATCAAAGTTGGTCAATTGAAACGTTCATTACGGAGAATAACAAAAGAACTATTGAAAAAAGAAAAATATGATGAAGCCATGGAAGTTATTTTAACCACTGGCTATTTGGATTAAGGGTTTTAGATACTTTCGTCTAGTAAGTGAGGATACTTCAATACTTATTTTATAAAGGCCTTTATGAAATAGGTATTGGGATTTAAGAGAGGGCGTAGCATAGTACGTCAAGTATCTAAAAATATTGCTGTATAAAGACTTGTATTGGGATTGCAAACAAGACGGGGTTTCGATTACCCCCGCCTCCACCAACTTCTCCATAGTTTTATATTATGGGGGCGTCAAGGTATCGATTGGTGTATATCAGGATATAGGACAGCACGAGCAGAAACTCTCGTAAATCGGAATAAAACAATAACAGCCGATGAAACATTCGACTATTTGCCAATGGCCGCCTAAAACGGTTACGCAGCGGGCATCCTGGGAGCCTTGGAACAGAATCCCAGGAATAAAATTAAATGAATTATATTGTTTATAAACATACTAGTCCTTCATGAAAATCATATATTGGTCTACTAAAAAGAAATGAATTCCCTAAATATATCCATGAAACTTATATTCCTATTAGTGTTTTTATTCTTACCCCTCCGTAGTCAACCGCTCATAGAAAAACAGATAACTTGTATTACTCAAGCTATCTATTATGAAGCTGGAAGTCAAAAGACATTAGGAAAAGAAGCGGTTGCGTTTGTAATATTTAATCGAGTACAAAAATATAATTTAACTCCTTGTGAAGTAATTAACCAAAAAATTGGTAATTTAAAACAATTCACTTGGAAATCTGGTCCAATTAAATGTTGGAAACAATATATAACATCTTACCAAATAGCTCAAGATATGTATTGGAATTTAAATAATTATAAAGATCCTACTAAATGTGCTTTATATTTCCATGCATATTATGTTAATCCAAAATGGGCCTATCATAGGACAATCCGTATTCAAGATCATATCTTCTTTAAATAACTTGCTATCCTATTTGAATTGTGTTATAATATAATTGAAAGGTAAAATTTATTATGCATGATTTTAATTATATGATTGGAATCAAGTTTTAGTAATTAGATTATGAAGCATGAGTTATATAGATGATTGGGAAGAACGAATAGAAAAATGTGATGTATGCTCCAATCCATTATATGAACATTGGAGAAGAAAACCATGTATGAAGAAAAAGAAAATAGATGAATCGGTAGACATTTTATTTATAGATCATCCATTATATCAAATAACCCCAACAGCATTTTCATTAGAAATTGAAGATGTAGTTCGTAGAGAACGATTAGATTATTTTGATGCATTAATGAAATTATGTGAGAAATATGAAATTGAATATGAATCTGTTCCTAAATTGTTAACCAAAACAATGAAAGAAAAATTAGAAATGGTTGCAATAGAAAGGAGATTATTAAAAGTATAATTATGCTTTTATTTTTATCAAATAAAGAGAAGATGAGTAAATCTCGTAAAGGGATTACTAAATCGGAGGAACATAAAATAAAAATACGAGAATCTCATTTAAGGAGATTCAATGTCTCCCTATGATGCTTTTGAATTATATATTGCCGTAAAAACACATTTTAATAGTCCAAGTTTTGATTTCCATAAATTCAATGGTAAAACCAGATTAACACCCAATTCATTTGATAAGCGGGAAGATAAAGCATTTTTCTACCGTATTTGTAAAAAATATTCCAAAGCCAAATTAATTGATTTATTTGTAGCCAATTTTGTAGATAATCCAAATTTATGGATTGGTGATTTATTAGATGAAACTTCGGAAGCAATTTACATTGAATGGTTAAAAAAGATTGAAAGTCTTACATATCATTTTTCAGAAGAATGCACCGGTTTATTGGAATGGGCTGAAATAAATGGATATACATTTAATGATTTATTTCGGATTAAAGAAGGAAATCATCCAATTATTGTTAGAATGGTATTACAGAGAATTATTAGTTTAGAAACATTTATTATTTTAGATCGTATATTAGGATGTGGTTTTAATTTTAATAAACGATTAACAGATATAATTTGGAAAGATTTTTGGATGAAAATTTGTAAATATTCCCCCTTTATAAATATCAATTTGGAGAAATGTAAAAAACTACTCCGTGAAAAAATAAAACGGGAATACAAATATGCAATATGCGGAACTTCAAAATAGTTATAACATCATTTGTAAAAAATTTAATCAAGCGGTAGAAAAAGCTAATGATGAAATTGCTAAACGAGGTTGTTTAGAAATAGAAATTGCCACATTGAAAGAAGAATTAATCCGCACTTATCGAGAAATTTCGGAGTTAAAACATGCGAACATATGAATTGAAAATTGAAACCAATGATATAGATTTAG